CCGACACTATGAGCGAAGTCTACCGCTGCCGATGTCATGGCTGTAACGGAACCGACAGCAGACAACAGCTTTACCTCTGTCTTTTCTTCACCTACATTACCGAAGACAACATAGTCACCAGCAAGTATTCCAGTAGTGTTCTCAGCCGTAACCGCCGTTCCAGTAGCCGCTAAAGCCGCAGTTAGTTTGGTGGTCTGGTTTTCCAGTAGATCGGGGGGCGGTATCCTTAATACAGGCATATTACTCCTTTAGAAATGGTTTGGGTTCTAGTTTTACTTTTGGCACATCTGGCTTAGAGATTCTGACATCCATCTTTAGCGACTTGCCATAAAATACATTAGTTGTGGCAGGAACAGTGCTTGTCAATAACAGCAAAACAGTCATTACGAACCCACCCCAACCAAAAGTCTTTGTGAAGCAACACCCACAGCAACATCAATCGCGCTTGGGGTTATAATCCCCGAAACATAGCTTAATACTTCTTCTGCTTTCCAGGTTCCTTCGTTGGTTACTGTTCCATCATTGCTCCCAAAAAAGTCTCGTACTGTGTCTGCTGCGGCTGCTGACTCTGCTGGCTGGTCATCCATCGGCCAATAGCTAACAACGTTGGCTTGGCTCAGCATAAGTGCCTGATACTTCATTCTTGATTCACACATGATTGCTATTTCTCTTGGGGTTAGTGCCACGTTAAAAACAATGGGATCAGCAATTTGCCCAGTAAACTCTACAGCCGCCGTTGAGCGTGAACCTATTGTCAGGCTGATATTGTTGGTCGTCGTGGTCGTTAGATTATTGGTTACTGTGCTACCATCGTCGGCTCCATCGACATACATGAGCGTACCAGAAGCGTCATCCGACCCATCATAGGTTATGGCTACATGATGCCAAGCCCCATCGTCAACAGCCGTTGCCCCGTCTATAACTATCTGGTCGCTGCCATCTGTGCTTGTCAGTAAAAACCTCAACACACTAGAATTGACGCGAAATTCAAAGCCCCTAAAGCTGGCTCCTGTATCAACCTTGGCAAAAATCGCTCCCAAGCCAGTTACAGACGTATTTATCCATGCCGACAACGTGAACGGGTCATCAAAGTCAAAGTCAAAGCTAGACTCGTTTGCTACGGTTATGACATCATTAACACCATCAAAAAGAATAGCCATTAGTTAAGTGCATCCGTTCCATGTGATGGTTGGTCTTTGCTTTTTAGTGTGGTTGCCACCACACCATTAGCCAAAGCATCTAGATCGGTCTTAAAGGTTCTGAGGGCCGCGAGTTGCCCTGCTGTGATGTTGGTGTCTGTTAAATCAATCCCGTGAGCGTCAAACAGCGAGACATACACATCTAGTTTCGTGTCTGCCTCTTGGATTAAATCAATAACTTCTATTGCTCCCTGAATGAGAGATTGAGCTATCTTGTTTTTGTGTAAAGCCATGCCAACCTCCTATGATGTGGTGTAGTCGAGGGAAAAGGACAATACTTCTGCGTCACCTGTAGCGCTATCTAGGGCCACATCGCGGGAGAGCTGTACGGCACAAAGTTCTCCTGCTGCAACACTGTCGTCATTGGTGAGGGCCGTAGAGAGACTATCTAAGAACCCTGCCGTCCCTGGCACTGTGATGGCTCCTGTTGAGTTGACTGTATCAAAGCTGACGGTATCTACATCTTCTCCATCAGCAACCGCCCAGATAGCTATATCAAAAGCGACTGTACCCGACGTTGCCGATGCCGCTGCGAACTGTATCTTTGAGACAAGTGCAGATGCGAAGTTAGTAGGCATACGAAACTGCCATACGGCTGCTTCTGCTGTGGTGGTATCAAACAGCCCTTTCCAAAGAGCAGAACCACCATCTATACCCATTCCCTGTGTTGGTGAACCTGCGGTTACTGCCCCTCCAACGAGTTTTGCTCCATGAATGGGCAGGATTATGCTTGCAGTTGCCAATCTCTACACCCAACCTTTCCAGTTACATTCATTACATACAGCTCTTTTAAGAGCAGATTTGATTGCCCCTGGTTCGCCTGCTCTACCCTTTGTGTAGTGTTCTTCTACTGGTTGGACTATCATCATTTCGCCCTCACACTTCTTTTCAGCACAAGCGACACCCGATGGCTCTCCCTTAGGTGCGTCTGGTGTTTTCTTCCTCTGATTAGCCTTATATGTTTTCAGCTTTGGCATATATCCTCCTAGTCATCCATAACCGTAAATGAGACAAATCCGTGGACGTTCACAGCGGCTGTGAGTTCCATATTTAAGGCAGTAGCGGCTGACCCCACAAAAAGAGGAACAAGACCGCCCGCTGATATTGAATAGCCCTCTCGGGCCTGTAATGGTACTTGGCCCGTAAATGCAGCACCAGCAGCTCCGTCCTCAAAACGAACGTCGGTTGTGCCGTCTGAGACAACTAGTATTGCCCACACAGCTATTCTTTTACCTGCGGCTTGTGCCGCTATGATTTCATTATCTCCGCTACCGGCATCGTTGATGGCTGCGAATGATGGGTCAAAATCTCCACGAACTCTTAAGTAGCCGTTTCTGTCAAATAGAGCGTCTACCCTGTCGTTGTCAGCCACTTCTTCCGGTTGAGCCTCTGAGGTTTGGGCTCTGCCGCCTACCTTTATTGGGTTTCCAGCGTCAATAGCATCGTGCGCTTCATCGCCCGTGGTCTGAATAGCAGCATTACTCATCGTTACACCTGTGATGCTCGTTACATCAACATCACCAATGTCTACCCCAGAGTTGGCTGTGAGTTTCCCGATACCGTTTGTCCCTGCCGGGAGAGCAGAGGCAATGTCTACGTTCCCAATGTTATTATCGCCAGCAGCGATACTTAGAATATCTACATCGCCTATATCTACCCCGCTATTGGCTGCAAGCTTCCCGATTGCGTTAGAGCCGGTCTGCAAGGTGGACTGAACGGCAAATGTTCCTCCGTTCGTTACATCGTTATCGGAACCAAGGTCTACTTTGAGTCCAGCCGTAACGTCAACAGGGGCTACCCCGGCATTGGTCGCTGGGTCGCCAATAACTAGTACTTGTCGATGATTGCCGTTTGTTCCCTCTGTCCTGGTATCTATATTAGTTCCAGTTCCAGCGGTTATTGCTACTGCGGTATCAGCCATAATTATCCTTTCTATTAAAAACTCAGCAAAAAGGAGTTCACGATTCCCGCAAACTCCCTAATGCTCAACCTTTAAGCTGTTTGTAGTTCTTTAATCTTTGCGGCTTGTTTCTTTACGTTCGGGTCAAGAACCAACTCGTTAGCACGAGCGTTGATGACAGTTGGAGCGATTCCTTTAGACAGGTCTTGAATGTGTTCATAGCTACGTTCAGTGAACGGCTTACTTCTGGCCTCTCGCTCGGCATCCCTGGCGGGTTCGGTTAGTTCCTGAGTCGCCATGTGTTTCGCCAAGAAGTGCGCTATCGGCTCCGTCTGGTCTGAAAGACCTGGTTTGACCTTAATGTCCTTGCCGTCAAACTGGTGTTTGAAAATCGTCTTGGCCGGATTGTAGAGTTTCACAATCTTGGTCGCATCATAGGTCGGCGGTACGTCTGCGATTGGAATAAACTTTTCTCCCATTTTCTTCCTCCTGGTTAGGCAGCGGTATACCCCTGCATATTTGCTTCACAAGCTGCGGTCGATGCGCTAATGACACAACTGACCAAAGCGTTTGCTGCTGAGACTAGCGGCACTGGGAACGTAAACGAATCTACAAAGGCCGCTGCAAACCGTATCGTGAATATCGTTGTCGTCCCTTGTTTTAGGATTACTGTAGCGGCGGCATCACCGGAAACCTGTATCGCTCTGATGTAATGCTTCTGTCCCAAAGTTCCTCCTGCGGCAGCAGCCTGAGTGACTGTCACCCCTGAGTTGGTTCCCACTCCATCGACTTGCCATAATTGTCCTACTGATTGTTGTGAATTACTCATTCTTCCTCCTTTCCTACTATGCTTTCCTTATATTCTTTTAGTTGTTCTGCGTATCCTCGGTAAGTTGCCTCGCCCACCACAATCTCTCCTACATGGCCTACAGGTGCGGCTGTATCGACGTACATAGGAATCCCCATCTTCATAAGACGTTGTGAGAAGAAGATGTCTTCACCTGTTTGTCGTCCCTCATCGTCAAGGACATAGAAGTAGGGTTTGGGCATATCATCGAATACTGATGTTTTGACCAAGAAGCAACCCCCACCTATGGCGTCTACCTTTACTAATTCCCCCTCGGGCCAATCGCGCATCGCTCCATACTTGCACCGTCCTACATCGTCTGTGTCCTCTATTTGGAACATAAGCGGTAAATATGGAGCTACTCTCTTAAAGAAAAGGGCGCTGACACACTCTTTATCGTGGGCTACCAGTCTCTCAAAGGTGTCAGGTGGCACAATCTGGTCTGAGTCAATATACAAGATATAGTCACAACCTGCGCTAATAGCCATTTCAACCGCCCCGTTACGGGCATCATATACAAACTGATTACAGATGGTCGCCGGGAAGAACTCGTATTCTTTTTCGGTGAACTGTAGTTTCATCAATCTGACAATGAGGTTCATGTAGTTAACGTGAAACTGTGCGTTAATATCTCCATAACTGGGAGTCATAATCAACACACGTTTCTTGTCTGTCTGTTTGTGGCGGCCATAGAATAATTTTCTTCCAAAAGCGAAGTGCTTCTTAAAGAAGTCTGTATCCAACTTGCAGGATTCTCCACCGACATGAATAACAGTAGAATCAGCGGCTTGACGTATCTTATAGCCTTTATCAACGGCTATTTGGCACCAATCAGTTTCTTCCCACATGAAGAAATATTCTTCTAGGAACTCACCGATCTCCTCCCACGCCGAACGCTTTACACAAAAGACAGCACCAGATACCCAGTTAATCTCCATGTTCACCGTTAAAGACAGCGGAACATATGTTGGGTTCCCCGCATACTGGTTCGCTTTGTCGTCATACAGCAGTGGGCCAGTAGCAACTATCTTGTCGTCGCTCTTGAGGACTCCTACAAGCCCCTCTAGCCATCCGGCAGTCATCCTACAGTCAGGGTTCACAAACACCGCATACGGGTTCTCTGTGGCTCTCATGCCTATGTTGACACCAGCGGCATACCCAAGGTTCTTGTCGTTGTAAATTACTTGGGCTTTATCCTCCAATGTCTTGAGATATGTTGTGTCCTTTGATGCGTTGTCTACAATCGTGAGTCTGTAGTCTTTGGTGTATCGCTCAAGGGTCGGTATCAACTTCTTGAGTTCTTCGTGTGAGTTGTAATTAACCGTAATAATATCAATCATTAGCTATGCCTCCTGGCACATAGTTAATGATAGGGACGGAATACCAGGAGATACCCGCCCCTATCAAAATCAGTTACCTTGGGTCGATGAAGCAGGCAAAGGTAGTGTCTGAACCGCTGGCAACTGTCGCCATACACGTTCCTAAACTAATCCCGCCTAGAGTCGCTGACCTATTGGCGTACTCAAGCTTAGAAGCCTTTTTTGCCACTATTCCACCAGCAATCTGGTCACCAATAGCTACCGAAGTAGTCGTACCGTCAACCTTGACCGCCGTGTGATGTCCGTAAATCTGAATCTCACCAAAGGCGGCACTAGCGATTGTCTCGGTAGCAACACCTATGATTCTAGCGTCTTGCGCTGTGGTAGAAGAAGCTAAGACACGATAGGAAGTGGCCGTAGAAAGGGTCGGGTCAAACATGACCAAATCCCCATTAGCCAAAGCCCCACCAGAGGCCATCGCTGTCTTGAACTCCTTGTACCCATCGCCACCAGCCGCAACCCCTTGTGAATACTGCACAAAGGTTTCCTTGCCAGCGTGAGTTTCAGCCCCCGCATGAGTCTCTACGCCTGCATGCGTTTCCGCGCCAGTGTGAGTCTCATCCCCCGTGTGAGTGTTGTTCCCAGTAAAGGCGGTAACACCAGAGGAAGTTGCCGAACTGTCGTCCTCAAGGTTTTGTTTGAAAAGTGGGCATGCTGTTGACCTTGTAGCAGTCATAGCTCCCCCTTACCTTGGGTCAATGAAGACGGCGAACGTGGTATCGCTACCACTCGCTACCGTGGCCAAACATGT